TGCCGAGGACAACACTTTGACATTTAGCGAGTATGTAAATGGATGGACAAGTTTTCACTCCTGGATTCCTGAGTCTATGGTAAACATGAATGGTGACTTTTTTACATTTAAAAATGGTCAGCTCTACAAGCATCATGCAAACGAAAACAACAGGAATACATATTACGAGACAAGATACGACACAGAGCTTGAGTTTGTTGTAAATGACGGACCGAGTGATGTGAAAATATTCAAGACGATAGAGATAGAGGGAGACACAAAAGACTTTGACGTAACAATAACAACCGACTTAGACACAGGACATATAAATAAAACATCTTTTGAAGAGAAAGAAGGTTTTAATTATGCCTATATAAGAAGAGATGAAAATGATCTAGCGAATACTGAGCTTCTTTCTGTTGCTGGTATTGGATCAAATATGTCTGGTACTAAAACAGCAAACTCTGTTGCTATTAAGTTTTCATCTATACCATCAAATGTAAACATAGGAGATGTTTTGTATCATCAAATATCGAATGGAACAAATTACAAGATTGGTAAAATAACTACGATTACAACTGACAGTAACAGCCTGCTAGTTGTAAATGTTGCAGTTGCAACGAACATCGGACATCTATCAGCTTCGTTTGGAACAAATGGATTCTGGTATGCCGCCAAAGATTCTGTTGCGGAGAGCTTTGGATTAAAAGGATATTTCGCAAAAATAAAACTAACCAATAATAGCACTGAAAAAGTGGAAGTATTTTCCGTGAATAGCGAAGTTTCCAAGAGCTTCCCTTAAAAATCAGTATATTTGTAAAAATATTATTATGCCAGCAGCAGTAGCAATTCCTATTATTATATCAGCAGTCGCATCGCTTGGACAAGCGGTCAGTGGTTATTCTAGAAGAAGAAAAGCCAAGAAGGCTTTAGATCGTTTTAGACGACAAGACCTAAAAAACGCAACAAAAGGCATGAGGGTGGCTACACTGGGAGCTGAGCTTAGATCACAAGAACAAGCTAGACGTTTTTCTACATCTGTTGATGCATTGCAAGGCGCTGGCGTAAGAGGTCTTGTTGGTGGTCTTGGTAGACAAGAAATGATTAGTGATGTCACTGATCAAAGGACGGCAGCTTCGTTAGACCAACAGCAAATGATGATTGAAAGAATGGGCGCTCAGGATCAAGTAAGAATGAGGCAGATTCAAGAGGCTAGAGAGACTGGAGCTGTAGCTGGATTAGGAGCAGAAATGTCTCAAGGTTCAAATCAAATGATGCAAGGAGCAATGGGACTAGCTAAAACAGCAGTTGCCGCTGGCCAAGCAGGTCTTTTTGATGGAGATGGAGGCGGAGATGGAGGCGGAGATGGAGGTTCTAATGCGGAGGTGAAGTCGAGAGGTGTACAAGAGGTGTATAAAACATTGACTGATAACACTACACTTCAAAGTGCTCAGCAATCTAGTGCTGTCAATCCTAATCCTTATATCCCTCCTACTTCGGGTTCTGGATTTATGGGAGCAAATGCTAATCAATTTCCTGCACTGACGGCAAATACAAATTTATATCCTATTTAATGGCACAAAATACAGCACAATACGAAGCATTACAATACGGAAGGGAAAAGGATTTTGATTTTGGAGCCTTGGCTATGGATGCTGTAAAGCTTCAAAAGGAGCAAGAGGCAGTAGACAGAAAGATCAAGAAAGAGGAAGAGGATTTTCAAATGAAGATGATAGCAGAAAACCCAGATGTTGTTCATGCGTCATTTGATAATTCTGGACTGCAAAACCTTGATGCTTACAGTGCAAAGGTTGGTGAGCTTATGAAAACGAAAGCGAACGAAGCGACTCAGCAATATCTGAAGGATAAAGATAGAATGAAGTATTTCACCACAATGGCAAAGCTTAAAGGGGAAGTAACTGCTTATACTTCGAACATTGAACAACTAGTAAGCTACGGGTCAACCTTTATCGAAAAAGGAGATGACGCAAGCGCTGTTATGATTGAAAATGCAAAGCGTATTGATGCAATGTTCAAAACAGGAACTCCTGGTCTTGACGAAAAAGGATTTTTAACTAACATCTCTACTATAAGGGATGATGATGGTAATCTTATTTCTGACAAAATAAAGTGGGGTGATGCTGTTTCAATAACACAACCTTTTGACAAAACAGATCCTTATGATGTAGCAAAAAACACGATAGAATCACTTGGAAAAAATAGTAATTTTATTGACAAATCTGGAGGCTTTGTAATCTCTACATTGCTTTCTAATGAAGGCGAACTGGAGCCAGAGGCCTTGGCTCAGCTTAGAGCCAATATGGATATTACTTCTGATAATGAAGCTATTGATAAGGCAGATCAACTCGATATAGAATATACAATCAGAAACGGCAAACTTTTAAATGGAAAACAACTGAGGGAACAGATTTTTGAGCGACAAGAAGAATATATGATAGCCGATCTCAAAAACAAACAAATAAAAGACGAAGTATCTTTTAAGGATTTGGATTTAAAAGATAAAACGTATGGCTTAAGACTTGAACAGTTAAGAAGAAAACAATTAGAAGACAAAGAAGACCTGCCTTATACAGTTTCTTACATAACAGATGAAATGGACACTTCTGGAGAAGGGAAAAGAATAGAGTATTACATGAAAGATAACGTTATACTTAGCGCCAACTTAAATGATGAGCTTAAGTATAACACAATATTAGGTCAAAGGAGCCAAAATATTACTAATATAAAAGTAGTAGCCTATAAAGAGAATGACAAATATGGAGACCAGGTAAAAGTACAATACACTATTACCGATGAAAACGAATCTGGTAGAACTAAAACAGGAGAGCAAAAAACAAAAACAATTGAGGAATTTGTGACTCTTGAAAAAAGAGCTTTTGAGCTAAACAATAGAATAAGAACTAAAATTGGATTGGAAACAAGATCTGTCGACAAAGACACTTACTACAATACGCCTACTTTTAGTCAACCCCCTAATTCCGAGTCTGAGTCAGGAATATTAGATTAGTTATAATATGGATGAACTGCAAAAACTATACAGAGAATTAAGTGATAAGGGATATTACACTAAATCCTTTGATGAGTTTTCTAAGCAATTAGAAGACGACTCTTATAAGCAGAAAGTGTATGATGTGGTTTCCAAGGATGGATTATACACAAAAGACTATGACTCATTCAGCTCTAAGTACTACGCTGAAGATATAAAAAAAAAAGACGATACGGATTCAACGTCTTTGGAGGTTTCTTCGGATGGACAAGAAGTTGATGAAGATCCAGTTGAGATAAAAGACTATGGCTCTATCGCGGCAAATATCCTCGCGCCATTGTCCCCAGTGGCATCTAGTGGTATTTATGCGCTCGAGGCTATGGATGTTGATGTTGATCGTTCTATAGCGCAAGGAATTTCACAAGGTTATGCTACAGAGGAAGTTGGCGCAATGATTATCAACGATAAGGTTGAAACACTACAAGACGCACGTAAGCTTTTTGAGGGAATCAGAGAATATGAAAAGATAGGTCCTTCAGAAAACATGAAAGAATACCAAAAATCTGCACAAAATCTCGAAAAAGAAGGATACAACGAGTTTTCTGCTGGAATACGTGCATTAGCTGATGCTCCACAAGTAGTTCCAGAAGTTTTATTAACAAGCACGGTCGCTGCGGGTAAAGCTTTGGTGGAAAACCCAATTGACATAATTAAAGCAACAGCGGCAGGGGCAGTAGCTGGAATCCCAGGAGGACCCGCTGGTATTTTGGGTGGTGCTACATTTGGGTTCAGATTTGGAACAAACTATGTGCTTGATGCCTCACTCAGCTCTATAGAGTTTTTAAAAGAAGAGCTGGGTGAAAAAGAAATGACACCTGAAAACATTTTATCTGTTTTACAAGATGAAGAAAAGTATGACAGGATAGTCTCAAGAGCACTCACACGAGGAACCACCATAGGCGTGGTTGAAGGTGTACTTGGTAAGTTTGCAGCAGGTCTACCAACAAAAGGGGTCGCTAGTATTTCAGCTAAAGCAGGGTTAGAGGTTGCGGCAGGAGGAGTGGGGGAGGCCTCTGCCCAAGTTTTATCAGGACAGGAATTGAGTGCGCAAGACATAATTCTTGAGAGCATCGGAGGTTTTATTGGTGTCCCTGGAGTTATTGCTGAGGGGATGTCCGCAAAAGCTGTTGATTCTAAATATGCAATTAATGGAGAGTTGGTTGAAAAAGAAAAAGCTGAAAAGGTTGTTGACAATTTAACTTCTGATGAACTTAAAGATGTTAAGATACAGACTAATGACAAAGAGTTTGCTGAATCTGTGAGAGAAAAAAAAGACAGTGAAAAAGCTATCACTTTTGATGCTGATGTTGAAGAAAAAGACGGTGTAAAAACTACGAAGTTTAATAAGTATAAAAACGGAAAAAAATTAACAGGCGGAGAACAAAGCCCTGATGTTATTAATGAAATGGGCTACGAGATTGCAGACGAAGAAGGCATTCTTGATAACCTCGAAATAGTAGGAGTTTCTGAAGTCAGAGAGGGGGAGACAGGAGCAGCTGCAACTGTAACCGTGAAAAATAAAGAAACAGGGTCTTTAGAACGAGGTTATGAGTTTTCTTTGGAGAAAAAAGAGCAAGCAAAAGAAGCCTCACCTGAACAATCTCAAGAACAGCTTGAACAACAGCAAAGACAAGGTGTTGATGATAGTGAACAACAGCCCGAGCCACAAAAGAAAACATTCTTTGAAAGGTATAAGGATTTAGGTAAAACATTGTCTAATCTCAAAAAGAAGGTTGGACTTGACCCAAAGAGAGGCAACAAGGTTATCCGTGATGAACAGGAAAGAACAAAAGGAAACGTTAGTGCAGAAAGCTACATAGCTCTCAATACGTTGAAGAAAATAGGCAAACTGACAGGAAAGGATCAAAACGCTGAGATAGTCGCTAACAAGGTGCTTAGAGGAGAGGAAATAACAGAACAGGAATCAACAAAGTATACAAAACTTATACTGGAGTCGCAAAAAGCTAGAACTAACATTGACAACTTAAGTCAACAACTAATAGATCTAGGTGTTTTGCCAAAAAAGTCTGCTAAAAACGTTGCTGATAATATAGGAACATATATAACACGAGCGTATGAAGCCTTTGAAAATCCAAACTTCATACCCACAACAGCGGCAAGAACACAGGCAAAGGAGTTTTTACTAGCGAATCCAGAGTATATTCAAGAGGCATCAGAAGTAATAGCAGAAGAACAAGGAATGTCTTTGGAGGAAGCCTTGGATGAACAAGCGGACAAATATCTCGACGATTTACTTGAGAAACAAAGTGGGGATACATTTCTTTCAAGAGAGTATAAGCTCAAAAAGGGAATATTAAAAAGAAGAAAAGATGTACCAAAAGCTCTTAGAGGGTTTTTAGGAGAAATAGAAAGCGGAACAGAAGGCTATTACTTAACTCACTTAAAGCTATCAAACCTTCTTAACACTTCTAGATACCAAAAAGCCATGCTTGATAAGGGCCTTGGCAAATTTATATTTGATAGAAAAAATAGACCACAAGGAACTGTACAGATAAAAGGTAGCGCATACTCTATTCTTGATGGATATTTCGCATCACAAGAAACAATTGATGCATTAATACCAAAGCAAAATAAGCAAAGTTATGGGCGCACTGTTGACTTACTTCTAGATATAAACGGCTTGACAAAAGGGTGGCTAACGGTATATAATCCTGCTTCTTATTTTAGAAACTACATATCAACATTGTGGATGCTTGGGACGAGGGGTGATTTAAATTCATTGAGCGGCATCATACAGGCTCACAAGGATTATAAGACTTTTTGGCTTAAACAACCTGATGTAAATCAGAAAATAGTAGAGTACAAAAAAGCAGGTATTATAGGTCAAAATGTAGAGGCTGGTGCAATAGAATCTATATTAGACGACAGAATAAAAGATCCAAGCACATCTTTGGCTTATGAAATGGCTGGATCAAAAAAGAAGGTAGGTTTTTTTGGATTTGAAGTTAAAAGGCCAAGAGATTTTATTAGATCTCTGTATAAAATTCCAGTTAAGGTGCCATTTACTAAAGTAACAGCTGGAGACGTTTTAGAAGGTGCGGCAACATTTATGCAGTCTACTTTTCAGGCTGGTGATGATGTTGGTAAAATAATAGCATATGAGCAGAGAAAAAAGTTTTATGCAGACGCTCTTTTTGACCGTCCTTTTGATAAACTAACTGAAAGCGAGCAAGAACAAGTAATTGAAAGAGCCTCGGATGAAATTAAAAATCAATACAATAACTACGATAGGGTGCCGACAAAAATAAAACAAATTGGAAGAACGCCTGTTCTTGGTCCTTTTGTACAGTTTCCAGCGGAAATGATAAGGAATACTGTTAATATATACGGGTCAGCAATTGATAATATGAACAGTGGTAACAAAAAACTTAAAGCTGACGCAATAAAAAGAATAGCTACATTTACTTCGCTTCAAGGCCTAATTATTACTGCATCAACAGTATTAGGTGATAGAATATTAGATGCTTTTGATTTGGGTGATGATGAAGAGCAAAAGACAAAAGACTTGAGAAACATAGTTGCGTCTTGGTCGAGAAACAATAGAATTTTAGCTTCGAAAGTAGAAAATAATATACTCTACTACACAGACGTAAGTGCAAATAACCCATACGCATTTATGAGTAAAATGACTCAAGAAGGATTAAACGCGGATAATGCTTTTGATGCAGTAACAGGAGCTGTGTATGAATTTTATGCTCCCTTTGTTCAAGAAGAAGTTTTAGGAAAATCATCTAGGGAAGCTCTGGCAGGGAAAACTGATTCTGGAAAACCCATATGGTATAAACAAGACAATTTTGCTGAGAAACTTGTTAGTGGTGTGATGCATATGGCTGAATCTGCTACTCCTGGATACTATAGAACACTTAAAAGAATGTACGAGAAAGATTTTCAAAACGAGATTATTTCTCTTACAGGCTTTAGAACAACAGAAGTAAAGCTTGACACGTCTTTATACTTTAAAATGAAAGACATATATGAGAATAGCGAAGATATAAAATCTAAGTATAGAGCTGAGAAAAGAGAAGATGAGTCAACTTCCGTTGAAAGTTTTCAAGAGGAGTATGATATTGAGTTTAAAAGAGCTAGCGAAATTTATATGTCTCACTTAAGAATAGGTCTGGACCCTGAATTAGCCTTTAGTCAGCTCAAAAAAATGATGGGTAAAAATCAGAAGTTTAATAATGCAGAAAGAAAGGCTATAATTACAGGTAGAAAACCCCCCTTGATTGAATAAAAAAAGCCAAAGATGTGGCTTTGTGAGCCAGCGAACTTTGGCAGTTTGTCTATAACAATTTAAACTTACAATATTTTATTTAATAAATCAATAACTTCCTGACAGTCTTTTTGATTCCTTGGCATAAATAATGCAGGCTTATTATCTGAAAGAGCTAAAAATCTTTTGAATAACTTCCATCGTATAGGGAATGCCTCATTTGGATTGCCCTTACATTCTATTATAAATCTGCAAGGTTCTTGCTTATCTACAAAGTCAGGAGTGTATTTAATTGGTAGCACTTTCTTGTTTCCGCGATCATGAAGAACTTTTTTTGATGCTGTTTTTTCATACGACGGCATGTCAAAATCAAAACCGTCAATAAGAACATAAGTCTTGCCTTCATAAACTGCATCTATTTTGTTTTTTTTCAGCAACCGATACATATGAAGTTCTAGCTTGCTGGCGAACTTGATTCCATCCTGCTCTACTTTTGTAGATCTGGTTATCTGTCGCTTTTTCTTTTTACCCGAATATTTCCTCATCGTCTTCTCGTACTGTGAGAATATCTTTTAATTGAAGTATTGTTTTAAAATAGTAGTGCGCTTCTTCTTCATTCTTAGAAACGCAATAATGGGGCTCTTGATCCTTAAGAAGTGTTGTTTTTGTTTGAGCTACATACCTGGTCAATTCATTTATTTGATTAGCCCATAATGTCTGCATAAGCTCTTCATAAAATCCATCGTAGTCAACAATAGAGAATAATGCTTGTAAATCAGTGCACATAAGCTCTTTTGCTTGCCACTGAACTTCTTCTGCTCTGTACCCTGTAATTGTCAAGTCTAGATCTTCTTTGACGTCTACATAGTAATACTGATCGTCTGTATTGTTTCTTTTAATAAGACTATCTAGAAATAAGGATACAGTATAAAGCTCTGTTTCACTTATATCCCTACTGAATACTACTTTTTCCAGTCCTGAGCTCATCTTTTGCTTTTTGTATGTAGAGCACCGCATCCATTAACTCCTGCTTGAGATGCTCCAGCCATTCATCCAAAGATAGGTTATTTTCGTGTAAAGTTTTACCGTACTTCTCAATACCAACTGCGCTTCGCACCTGAAACTGTCGAACAACATTATCGACAACAGGGTCATGTTTTTTTCTGTAGGCACCCGACTCATTCATTTCATGCCACTTTTTTACACTGTCACTCATCTTTTCCGATAATTTTTTTGTATAACTCTATACATCCCAACTCTATGATTCTAGCAATAATATAGAATCCCATAAAGTAAAAGAATATTCCAAGTGTAAATGTGTTCATTTTATAAACTTTTTAGTCGTTTCCTTCGAAGAATCTGTTTGTGTATCTTCCTTTAGTTGCTCCAGGGCTGTCTCGTAGCCAGGCATCCGCTTCAAGGTCTCTAGCGTCCCAATCGAGAGGTCTTTTAGATTTGTCATTTGTCCCAGAAGAGCTGTCACTATTCCCTCTAGGTTTTTTACTTTGTTTCTTAGTTGAATCAGTTCGCTTTCTTTCATTATCCATAGTTTCTAATTGACAAAAACAACCGCCAACCTCTAGCCAGCAGTCGCAAATTCTTAATTGTTTCAAAATAAATGAGTGAACCTTGCTATTTGTCCTCCATCTTTTTCATGTATAAAGCCCTCGATTGCTTTAGGAGCGTGTTGATACCCGTTCCTGTGGTGCCAGGAATCTGTCCCTGATGGAGATCTTAAGGCTTCTACTGTTACTCCGTGAAAGTCTTTTGACATTTTATGATGTATGTGGTGTATGTATACGTATCTGTTTTTACACTTAGACCAAGCCTTTCCAGACTCTTGCGCCATAAGCATCGGAAGGTCTTGCGTTTTAGCTCCATCTCCGTGTGTGGTTCCAATCAAATTATCTCCGTACTCATAGTACTTCCTGTGAGATATAGTAACATCGAATGTTATATTATTACAGTCTCGATACCAAGACTTAAGTGCTTCAGCAAGGAAAAACCCATTAGTGTAGTCGTGATTTGAAGGGTTGTACATGACGTGAACATCTGCTATCTTCATCAGTTCATCTATCACGTCAACATACAACTTCTTCGCGGTGATAAAATTTTCATACCACATCCCGTCGGTGTCCTGTGGTGTACCCGCCGTAGTTTGCCTCTTTGGTGTATCAATATGTAAAACATCATTACCAGCTACGAACACTATCTGATCTATGTTAAAACCAGAGGCTTTTTGGAGTATTCCAGATACTCCTTCTTTAACTCTTTGCACAGCAATCTGTGTGTTGTAATCCTCTCCTGTCTCAAAGGATGTTGCTAACTTGCCAATATGTATATCAGCAGGATCAACAACAAGTAGGCAAGGAAAAGCTTGCTTAGGTCGCTCAATTGTTTCATATTTAAATGTATGTGATTTAACTTCCTCTATGTGGTCTTTAAGCATCTGCTCAAACGTAACGCCTTCGTTTTCTGTAGGCCTAAACTGTATAGACCAATGCTTGTCTTTGTTCCAAGCAAGACCAACAGATCCAATGTCAATACCCCTCTCATCACATGCAGCCGCTAGTGCAGGCTGATCATCCTCTCTTTTTTTATTTCTAAGCGTGTATGATATTTGCCTTCGTGTTCTCTCTACAGATCTATCAAGGTCTGTTATGCTTAAATCATTATGGATTTTTTTTGCAATATGGGTAATGTTTCTCTCACCCATGTCCCAGTATTCGTGGGCCATTTTGTTTATTTTACTCATATTCATCTTGAAGGTCGTTTTGCATTTGTGAAATATGCTCTTTCATATCCTGAAGGATGTCACGAGTACGCTGTGCATCATCTCTAAAGTATGAATCAAAAAGGTCCATCAATCTTTCATTTATAAATGAACAAACATTGACAATATACTTAAGTCTTTGATTCACGATCTATTCTTTATCCATATGGGACAAAAATGATTCACCGATTGCTTTATTTATCTTTTTGATTGATCTGTAAATGGCTCGTGAAGCTTTCTTGGTTTCGTTTCTTTCAGTTTTAGTTGAGCCATATCCAAGGTTCATGTAGAGTATCGAGTCTAACTCTAACATGGCGTCCATTTTTTCTTTATCCTTAATGGACTTTTTGTGAAGTATTCTATCACAAAACAGTTGAACATTCAACGTAGAAATGTCGAACATTTTCTGTTTTATCTTTTTGTATTCAATTTCAAATTGGCTCATAATAAACTAATTATAAAGTTATATACTTTTTTTGGATTGAACAAAACATTATTTGTTATTTTTTTTATGCATGTGTCTGTATAATTCATATATCTTTCGATTGTAATTATCTTTGGGATATGTTTCAGGCGACTTGATGATAGTGATTCTCCCATTGCGTATCGTTTCTATCTCTAACAAATACTCATGATTTTTTGGAACAGGATATATTCTGATCCTATTGTCAAGGCACCAGGCCATTGCACTTACATCTTCTTTTGTTGGACTATAAGTATCATACTTTATTTTCTTTGGTCTTCCCATAATTAAAAGGGTAAATCATCTAAATCAAAAGCCTCTTTAGGACTAATAGACTCAATTGGCTGTACAACTTCCTCTCTGTCAAACTCAAATACTGGTGGATTATTTCCAGTATAGTATCGACCACTTGGCAGGTGATACTTAAAAACCTCACGACCCATAAGCTCACCTTGAAACTTCATCTTTACTTTCTGAGTTATAAATTCTACATCGTTTTCCTCGAAGTAAATGTCATTGTCGTTAACTTCTTTGAAGTGTCTGTATATAGTAAACCCATCGTGTGTTTGGTTTCTAAAGTCTGCTGATCCAGAAACATCGTAAAGAGTTGGCTTGGTGTATGTCCCATCTTCGTGCTTTTGCATCTTTGTAGGGTGCGCAATCAGGAAGATAATGACATTGTTCATTTGTGCAAACAACGTCAATTGTGTAAGAACTCTTTTAATTCTGCTAAGTTCTTGGTCTTTACTGCTGTCAAACTCTAACTTATTGAATGCATCAATTACAAATATGTCAACTCCGTAGATAAACATCTGCTCCTTAAACTTCTCTAGCAACCAGCTCCATGTTGGGAACTTATTATCTTCTGGAGCTGTGATGTATATCTTTTCCTTGGACCAGTCATAGTATCTTTTAAGCTCTGACTTTTTTATTCTTGGACAGCCTGGATTATCAAAAAAGAAGCTACGACCAAAGAATTTTTCAATGAATGTAGTTTGATGCAAGGCCATAGGGTGGTGTTCAGGAGAAAAGAAAGAGGCCTTCATGTCGTAATCCCGTATCAGGTTCATGACGTACCACTCAACAAAGTTTGACTTTCCGTGAGAAGGTATCCCTGTCGTAACACATAGGTGTCCTCTCATCACGCTAAACACATCCTTTAATTTGCCGAAGCAACTATGCTTAGGGTGTATCTTGTCAGGAAGCCCGTTATCATATAAGCTATCTATGTCATCAATCAAGTCTTCAATGGTAAAAGTTCCGCTCGCGGGATACTTCTTTGAGTCTCTGATAGATTCTTTTAGCACATCCTCGCCATCCTGAAGGTCTCCGTTGGCATCTTTGTTTTTGAAAAGTATTCGTTCGCAACGATAACGACCAAGCCTTTGTGCTATCTTTTCAGATACCACTTCACCCTTATCATCGTTGTCAGTACAAATGAAAAACTTTTGTACATCCTGAAGATACCTTTCTGAGTTGATCCAAAAGTCATCATTGTCGTTTGCACCGTTTGGGATGCTAATAGTGTTCTTGTATCCGCACTGATGCATTGCAAGGACATCAAACTCCCCTTCAACAATATAAACCTCCTTCTGACCTACTGCCGCATTTATGTTATAGAATAAAGGCTTTGTTGCAGAGGTCTGTGTGAAATTCTTAGATCCCGAACGATACTTTTTGTTTACAAGCGTATCGCCTTCAAAGTAGTTGAATACAATGTTGTTTACCTGCTTTCCTAACTGTGGTTGAAAGTAAACCTCTTCTGTTATATCCATATCCTTCAAGGTTGATTGTCTCAATCCTCTTCCCTCACAATACTTTACAATTTTATCTGAAAGCTTTGTGTAGTTTCTCCAAGTCTGTTCAGGCAACTTGTAGGTAACCTTTTCCTGAATAGGACTATCGTCACGAATAGAGACAACGTCGCAATGATGACACTTTGCCAAACCTTTCGGTATATTGACGCTTAGACTTCTATCCTTCTTGTTTGTTCTGTTTGGTGTGCAAGATGGGCAAGTTGTTTTAACTTGACCTGAAGTCTTGCCTTTTAGATCGATACTAGACCAAGGAATTGTTTTAATCATAGGTATTGTTTCTTGTGTTTACTCAAGATCATTCCTCTTGAGTTTTTGCCAGTCTTCTTTTTATACCACCTCAAAAAGTATTGCTGATACTCTGTGACACTTAAGTTAGACCTTCCGTTCATAGTAGCGTGTTTTGTAAACTCGTCTATGTTTACATCAAAGGATTCATCAGAAAGGTTGAAGTTTTTTTTAATTGCCGATACCCATTTAGAATCCTGTAAACTATTTTTTTTGGCATCTTCTATTATTATTATTACTTCTTTATTTATATTATTAATATTATTAGTTGTTGCCCCTTCTGTGCCCTCTGTGTGCCCTTCCTGTGCCCTTGGCTTGCCCTCTAAATACTTATTACTCTGGTAGGCGTTGTAATTACAGACCTTTACAAGGGTATAAGGCTTGCCCTTTTTCCCTTTTTTTGGAGTGTTTAGCTTTAACTCCCCTGTTTTTTGTAGTCTATCGAGAGCCCCACGAACTTCTTTTACAGTGAGGCCTGTTTCATCGGATAGCTTGCCAAGGGAGGTTATAAAGGTTGACCTTTCAATACTTATTCCTTTCCATTTCTTGTTACGCCAGTTGGCTTTTACAAGGCAGTGTAGGAAGAGTTTAAACATCTTGTGATCCTCATACCACTCCCACTCCAGAATCTTTCTGTTCAGGAGGACAAATGAGTTTATCGTCACCGAAGTATTTTCTTCTTGTTTCAATTGGTATAGATTTTATTGTTCCCATTAAATTAATTACCCTATTTACTAAAGCGTGAGTGAATCTCTTTTGTTTCATCAACTCATCTAAAGGGCTGCTGTAGTCTTCTTTCATAAGGGGCATGTTGTTCATCACATCTATGTGTATCCTGCTTACTATTTTTTGTATCTCCGTATCGTAAAAAAGTAAATCCTCAATTTTTTTTGATCCGTGAATTACAGTAGCGTGATTCTTTCCAATCATTTTTCCTATTGCGGCATACCCCATATTGGTATACTTCCGAAGGACATAGAAAAGAATTTGCCGTGATTCGGCATATTTTCTCTCCCTGGTGTGTACCATTTCGAATGGATTGGCAGAGGTGTGTTTTATAACTACGTCTATTATTGCGTTTGGTTTCGCAATTAGTTTAACTGATTCCATAAAATTATATTTTAAAAAAGGGAGCCTTGGGCAGACCCCCTCATCTTTAACAAAAAACAAACAAATTACTAGAAAGGCAAGCCGTCATCATCTACTGTTACTTTAGCAGGTGCTGATTGCCCTTGGCCTTGCTTCTCTAGCTTTTTTGTGTCACCATTAGTCCAACCAACATATCCATTGCCTAGGTATGTTTTTGGTTGTTTAGCCTCCCGCTCCTCTTTGCTTTGAGAAACGGTAACACTAGCTTGGTTTCCAAACTGGTCAAGCTCGTCATTAATGGTGGTTGTAATTCTAAGGTATTTCTGTATAACCTTTTTACCATTGACTTCTACTTCTTTGGTTTCGATTTTGTCTTTTGGTATCTTGTGTAAAGCTACCGATGTGTGTGCAATAATTGCCATATAAATTAAATTAAAGGTTTCATGATCCGTTCTCCAAGACCAACGGATAGGTCTGTTAAATATTCCCTGCATAAATCTATGCGTTCGTACAGTCTTTCGACATCATCTTCATCGTACTTTACGTCAAACCTTTTGATTCTAAGTTCTTCTGGTATGTCGTTGTACTGAAGTCTTTCATACACCTCATTCTCAAGGTCCATTGGCACCTCAATCATTCCCATCTTCCAACTTAATCTACGCACCTCATCCTGTATAAGATTTGATGGCGTATCGACTAAGCAGTAAATTACAGCAGATTCTTCTTTACCAGTCAAAGCCATGTATCCTTGCATTTGCCAATAGTAGTCTTTGCTTGGTAGTACATCACTGTGCATTGGGAATGTTGTGAAGTCCCAAGAAGATTTTATGTCTATAAGGTGATGTTCATCGTTTATGTCGGGAGTTCCACAAATCTTATCGTTTTCAAAAAACTCTTCGTTTTTTTTAAACTTAATGGATCCAACGTTTTCAACAATTTTAATGGAATCTTCTTCTACTTGAATACCTTTGCTCAGATACCGAGATTGAAGCTCTGTCGTTTTACCAAACAGAGCCTCTTTGTGTATCTCTTGGAGGTACTTCTTTGTAGTTACCGATATAGGGTCCTTCTTGTTTTTTGGCGTAACCATAAGTTTGCCAAGAGAAGAACACCTAAATTTGTGGTTGTCGAAACTAGTCATTTACAGTCTTGAATCCCTTTGGGCTTATGTGATTCATCCATCTGTTAAAAACATCATTGACATCAAATGTGAGATTAAGGTACTTGATAGAGTTTTCTGTCTGCTCCTGATTTGTTTTTTGAATCTTAGTTACAACCTTAGCTAGTTGCTCGTGGCCAAACTCATTAACCGCACTCCACGTAGACAGCTGTCCTGTGTGATGGCGTAGAAAAGATAAAAGCACAGTGCTTTCTTCTTGTGTCATGTGAACGTTTGCGTTCTTCTTTGAAAGGTTAAATAATCTGTTGTCGATTTTCATAGTTATTAAATTAAATTAGAGATTAAATTTTTGACTAGGTTTAGTCTTTTGTTTATTACTTCTTTTGAATAGTCGGATATGTGAAAGCACTCAACATCCATTCTGAGTTGTTCTGCTTCCTTTTGTAAAGCATTTAAATGCTTATCCCTTATGGCAACCATTTCCTGTTCTGTGGTAGCCCTGTATATACTGTTTGGCTTACCACTTCTTTCATCGTTAATAGTGCCACACTCCACAATGTGTCCAGAGTTGACAAGCTCAGTGAACCTTGGCTGAATCTCATTAGCCCTCTGATTATACATGTTGCAGATTTGCCTAGGAGAAACAGGTTCAAGTTTTTTTATAAGGTTGTAAACTTTCTTCCTTTTCTCAGGCAGTTTGTCTAGTATCTCTATGAAGGCTGTGTTTCTATTCTGAACTCCCATTTCACTTTCTTTTGAAGTCTTCTGATTCATCCTCTCCAAACACTCCAAGCTCATAGAATCCTGTAAGCTTTAGCACCGCACGAGACATGGCACGTTTCTCTGCCATTTCCATAATGTACCATGTAGCTGAATTGCCCTCCTTACCAAAGCCGTATTTAGCCGAACCAAAGGTTTCTATTGTCGCATTGTCCTTAACTGCAACAGCCTTAACAACGGCAAAGTCAGGACGACACTCAACGACTTCGTACTGAATCTTGATTTGCTCAGAGCCTTGAATCTTGTCGATACCAGACCTAGTGATGATAGTGAAATGTTGATGCTTGAACACATCGCTTTCGGATAGTTCGTACTTTTTGTAAAGCCGAACAATCTTGTCTCTGTTAGTCATAATTAAATTAGATTTTAGTTTTTAACCTAAGCCTCTACAACTTTTTCGTAGTAGAGTTCCTTAAGTTGGTGTGTTGTGGGTATTCTTCTTTTTTTGCACACAGATATAATCTCTTTTACCTTTTCAAAATTTTCATCTGTGATCGTCATCTTACCAGTCTTCTCAATATTTTTAGATTGAGACTCGTAGATGTTTAGGGCGCTTGTATATCTTATTGATAAAGACAGTCTTCTTACGTCTTTGTTGTATGCATAACATAACATGAAGTTTTGAACAGGAAAATATACGTGATTGGACGTGTCAAATAATTCGTATCGTTTATCATCAAACTTCTCTAGCTTCAGTCTTTTAAAATAAAAAGCCTGTGTGTTGTCGCTAAACTCGTGAAGCCTGTTCATGTCAAGGTCCATGTTTTTCCAAATAACCTTCAACATATACTGTCGGTCATCGCTTATGTTTTTAAATGGATTGTGCATTTAATTGATTTTAAGTGAATTGAATTAATAAATTCATATGTAAGTGCCTTGCGTTTAGTAAATGTGCCAGTCTTTGCATTTCTTTATTGTACTCCTTTTCAGTTATAACACCTTTTGCATAGGCAAGCATTAGGTCTTTGGTTTGGTTCTTTATAGCAATGACTTCATTTATTATTGCACCCATATACGCCTCACGTCTCATTCTTTTGCCTATCACCACCTTTCGGATCAATACTAGGCATTTTACTATTGCGTTCACAATTTTTAAGAGCCACGATATGAAGAAACTCCTGCTCCATCCAGTGAAGACAAGGCGATTCTGAGTATTCATAAAACTCCTCTTCGTAAAACTCATTTTTATAGAACTCATTCTCTAAAAGTTTTTTTGTTAATGACATTGATTCCTAATTTATCTAAATTGTATTTTACTTTAGACCACCAAGTGTTCATTTGATACTGTAAGTTGTACTGATCTTTGCTTAGCGTCTTGTAGCAACGAACGCCTACGTCGTTCATGTATGAATAAACATAGACTCCCGTATCAAGTTTAACGATTCTACCGTTTCTCTTCATTATCCCGTGTTTTGTTGCCACCACGCCAATAGAACGACGCTGGCAGCCATTATTAATCCAGTCATAATTTTACTCGACAATTTGTTGTGTTTTAAGGTCGACAATCTCAGAGTGCTCTCCTTTGATTGCCATCTGCCTTGCAGAGCCAAGGCTTTTCATGAAGTATTCCTCTTGGGAACGTTCTTCGCCGTGATAAATCACGACATGGTATCGTGGTGTATATCCGTCCATAATGTTGATTTTAGATTTGCAATATACTGTAAATAATTTAAATAACAATAACTTTGTTAACAACTGCTACCAGCTAGACTGGTAATAGTACTCATCTTTCTTGTTTAGCTCCATGTCATCTTGAAGTTCGTGAAGTGTTTCATATAGTTCATCCCAGTACCAGTCATCAATTTCTGTTGATCCAAAAAAGAATCCATCTGTTGGAGGCAATATCTTTTTAGCTTCTTCAATGTCTCGGTTTCGAACTAACATCTCAAGAGTAATTAAAAACATCTCCAGTTTTTCCCTATCTACATAGTGTCTCTTGCAATCATCAACACCTCCTTGAACGTTCTCAACAAACCAGTTGTGAATTGCATTGTGCTTCCTCCAATACCTTATGGAGAACTCAAGGTGTGTTAGCTTTGATAAGTCAATAGCGATGTTCCCTTGAAAGGCAACCCCTTGGAATCTCCTATCAGGTTTTGTGTGATTCCAATTCTGCACGTATTTTACACGTGTTAAGTACATGTCTAGTCCCATAATTTCAGATTTAATTATTAATAGTTTTTGTTTTTAGGTCTTTTGTAGTCTGGGTGTATCTCTACGATGTACCCCAATCTCAATGAATCTTTAATGTGTTCAACAAGTTCATCAAATCCTTTCAACTGATACCCATTTGATGTAGTCGTGTTTTCATTTGTCATATAATCCATTCGATACTTATCAGGTCTCCATCTTTGATGAATCTCTGTTCTAGCAGGATTGTGGTCTAGACCAATTGGTTTTCCATCCACTACCCATTGCTCAAAGCATTTCCATTGTTCGTGTACTTTAGGTAAGCCGTTGTCTGTTTTCATGTTGTTTGTTTTAAGTTGTTTTCTATTAATATTGTCATCTCTGTGATTGTAATATCATCCCACACATAATCGTACTCTTTCATAATATCAGCGGTTGCTTCTTCAGCATTCATGCCATCGTATAGACCGCTATTCTCAACATCGTCCATGAATAGTTCCAAGAAGTAGTGTTTGTCTTGTTCGTACATCCATTGTCTGTATGACACGTTGTGGTCTTCAATAATTCCATCGGGACCATATTTACAGTAGCCTCCGAAGTCACATCCGCATTCATCAAACTCCAGTAGAACATTTAGATTGAACTCTTTAGCCAAAAGTTCCATGAGGTGTGTAACTGGGCTCCAAGCAGATGAACCCTGAACAACTAACTCATTGCCATCAACCTCTACATCTTCCCAATCCACATCCCACCATCTAGTTCCTACCACATCGTAGGGACTGTGTTTTTCCTTGTCAAACCTTTCTTCTCCGATAATGTGGTTTGTCCAATCGGTTAGGTTGTTAAATTTTTCATAGTCTTTCATTCGACTAAGTATCGTTTTCAATTCTTTAGGGTCACCCTCAAGGCATGCCCAATTCCAACAGTGATTTGCCATAATTGTTTTAGTTTAGATCGTTGTCTTCTTTTAAATATATTCTGTTCAGCACTTTATCTTGATTGCTATCCCATTGCTCTATGTAAAGAGTAAATGGAGTGTCGTTTTCTAGCAACTCATCTACCACGTCATTCATTTTTTCAACGTGGAGGAGGTCGTACACTGTGTCTGGTCCTAGTGTATCGGGTCGGTGTTTAGAGTCACACTCTAACTTGTAATAAACTTCTGTCATATTATCTTAATTTTATTTTTAAAAATTTTCTTCTGTATTCTTCTGTCCATCGATCTAGGGGCATCATGTTTCTTGCTATTGATGAACGAGTTAGGTCTAGTAGAGTTCCATTGTACTCTTCGTATCCTCCATCGAATAAATATTCATCTACATCCTCAACATTCCACTCCATTTGCGCATGGGATATGTCCTCACAGTAGTGGTCGCTATTGTACTTCTCAAGGAAGTCTTCGTAGTTGTCTGCTTCTACCTCTACTATTGTTCGAAGTAGTAAAGATTGGTCAATAATAAATTTTGGCATTAGTCATCTATTTTATAAATTATATTTTCTCTTGCGTATTCAAGCGTAACGTAGTTGTCGTTGTCGTCCCACAGTAACAAACCTTCGCCATCTATTTCAACAGATTTACCCTTGAACACGAAGTTCTTTCTACCTAATCGGCAGTCTGAGTCATAAGTGAATAGTATTTTTTCCCCTATGTACTCGCATAGTTCATCGTAGTCATCCTCATCGTACATTGTAGCATGTTCTTTACACATACCACATATACCTGATTCTGTGTACCACTCCGAGGCTCCACAGCAGTTGCTTACTATTGTTCCCATATCTGCTTGGCTCGGTTATAAATTTCGTCATATACTTCATCGTACACGTCTTCGGGTACGTCTAAATCCCCCATGCTCTTTAGCATTTCTTCAGATAGCCACGTTGATATGTCGTTAGCTACTCTTGAGGTGTATTCCTCAACTCTTTCTGTGTAATTAGAATCATCTTGATTCCAAGGTGCGTTGGGGTCATTGTCTGCCCCTACTGGATAATTGCTCATAGATTTAGTATTAAAATTCATTGATTAAGTCGCCTAGTTTATCAAACAGTTTGTCTTGATTTTGTATTTCATCGGCTAATAAAAGTCCACCACCATACAATGGAGTGCCGCTTCCCACCTCCGAAATTCTTTTATCCTTGGGGAAGCCATCAGTATCATAATCTCCTTCAACCTCGACCTCAACCTCGTGCCCATCAACAAAAGTAATGGCGAGGTATCCTACTGTTACTGTGGTGAAACTGTACTCTGATTCTTTAATGATTCTCATAGTCTTCGTATTGTAGTTCTAGTTCCCATAAATTGTTGTCGTCTTGATAGAAGTCATACGAATTGCTTAAGCTACCCTTAGTTCCTTCTTTCACTTGTTCTCGTGATGGAATGTGATTGCCATAATAGTCTTTGTGAGATTCGTTTGGGAGAAAATACTTTCCTGATTCCAAACCACTCATTGCTTCTCTACCAATAGCACCCTCCATTGACCAAGCTATTCCCTCATCAATCAATTCTTGCATTTTGCTGACGTCTTGAAAGTCTGCTTGTCTGTCTCTAATAAATTTTTCTTTTGCCTCCATGTTTAAATATTTAGATTAGATTTTCTTTATTTCTTATGCACTCCCAAATGATGGCTTGGTATTGATAACCCAGTATTCCAAGCCTCTCTGCTTCTTGTTTTGTAATCTTTGCGATAGCATCGTAACGATTCTTAGTTAGACCTGTGTCCATTGTCTGACCAAAGCATGCTCTTAAATGCCATACATCTACTGTGATGTATTTTGAATCTAGGTTTACAATGTTCTTTAAGAATGAGAATGTTTTTCGTGATTCGAATGTTATCTCTCTCTGTTCTGTTGCAAATGCAAAAGCCTTAAACTTGTTGCTATTGAATGTGCATACCTTTACATTGTTGGGTTGCGTATTGTTTTCGATAGCTTGTAGGACAGAAGTTGCATCTTGAATATTTCTTTCCCATTTGTTTCTAGGACTTAGTATTGCAATAACTCCTCCCACAATCCATGGGTTGAATCTCTTGAATTTATCGTGTATATCGTACACAATTTCATTTGCGTCTTGATACCAAGCCATACCCCTACGTATATCTTCGGGGGTAGCAAGGTCAAAACATTGTCTCATGCCTTCCTTAATTTTTCTTTTGAAGTAAGGCGTAATGTCTGGTACTTTATTCATGCTATTTGTATTTTGGTTTTAGATTATTGATTTAAATTTAACATCGTTCCCTCTCAGCCATGAGTCGCTAAGGATTATGGATAGGGTGTCGTTTAGTTCTGTATATCCCAAACAGTTTATCCCTCTGCTTTCTAGATACTCCTGAGCTTGTTGCATAACGTCCCCTATCTTGCGGTCATAGGGTAATGTAATAGAGTCATTGCTACCCAGTCTGTTCTCTGTTATTTTAATCTTTGCTACTAGGCTCTTTACTTGAATACATCTTAAATTTTGCATAGTTTATTTTGTTAAGGTTAATCTTAATTCATTTGCCGCATAGTTTATATGCTTTTGAGTTGTAACGCTCCAGTATCCTAATTGGTTTAGAGTTTCTCCTTCAATTGTTGCAACGTGTGTTGTGTAGGAAATTATTTTGTTCCCATCTTGCTTTAGGTTTTTTTTGTACTTGTCGAATGTTCTCATAGTTTAATTGATTTTAGATTTATTGCATAGTTATTAATACAAAAGCAGTCCATCAAAATAAATCGATGAACTGCACGTTTTACTCGTTTTACAGTATCTCAACTGTTGCGTAGGCGGGACTGTCCCACTCAAAATATAGACCCGATTCTTCTAGTGTTTCGTTGAGGAACTTGCTCCCCCAGTAGTTGTCATAGTATTCCAAAGCTTGTTGAGTCTCTACGCTATCAGTTTCGCAGTTAATCCAAAAGATTCCATAGTTTTTGCTTTCTGATTCTTGTACTGCGATACCCGCTTTTTTTAGCTTGTTAAAAGCCTTCCTGTATTCTGCTTTCATATTGTTGTTAGTTTATGAGTTAAAGCTATTAGCCCAATATATAAAAGGACGTAAGCCATAAAATAGAGTGTTACTTTTATGCTTTCTTTCATGTTACCCAAAATTAAATTCGATTAGTTCTTGTATTTCTTCCCGTAAATTATCGGGACATTTCGTTTCCAAATGGTGCGGAAAGTCTGCGATTTTTAGATCGTTGGCGTCTGTGTTTGGAGTAAAAGTCACCCCGTTGTTTTGGATTACGAAAGTCTCCCCTTCCGCCAATCCGATTGCGTAAGTATTTAGCATAATTAAATTGATTTAGAAATGTGCGTTTAGTTAAGGGAGGAGGGGGACACCCTCCCAAACTAACCAAACTAAATAAATGAAAAAAGGTTTTTCCCCCAATTAGACACCCCGCCAAATATTCTCTACGTTGGAGAGGTTAGTTTATAGCATTTTTTAGGCTGCTTTTTTTACCTTGTTAGCAATAGTATTTTTTGCCATACGCCCCACTGCTAGTTGTATGTAGTGAAGGGTAAATTTAGAGCGTTTCTCACTTGTGATTTTGCCGTCTTTTGTGATGAAGCGTTCCCGCTCTGATAGGCTTTCAATAACGCTTTTGAATGTAACGTCAGAGGCTTTTATATTTGTGCCAAGTCGACTGTTTATTTCGTTTATTTCAGCCTGTAAGTAACTAAGCCCTTCATCGCTTTTTATAAACTTGATTAAGGCGTTTAAGCTAAGAGTCTTTTTTGTCCAGTTCTCTTTTGATGCCCTTCTAAGTTTTAGACTCATTGGTTGCTTTCTTTGCTTTTTTGCTTTTGCTTTTTGTGTAGCTTTTGAGATTTTCGCAGTAGTTGCTTTTTTAGTTTCCATAATAGATAAATTTAAAGGTTAGATAAAATAATTAAAAAGTAGATAGGCGGAAAGGTTACGACCCTTTGCCATGAAATGGTAAACCCGTTATAATTGGCACCGCCCTAGTTTTGTTTTGGATTGCGGTCTTACGCCCGCTCGTTTCGGTATTCATAAGGGATTTTCGCCCCCTTCACCCACGTTTTTAAACGTGAAGTTGCGTCTTTACACGATGCCCCGAAATAGCTATCTAAACACCAATATGGTGTTAACGGGATATTAACGCCTTCCCGCTTAGCGTGTACACTATGCTACTAGAACCCGAGATAAAGGGAAAGCCCTTCTTTGTGTGGTACTTTGTGCGTTGGTAAAGACCAACAAAAGCCCAAGATTAAATCGCCTGATTTTTTGGCACCGCCCGTCCCCCCGTGTGGGGTTACCTGCGGCGTGTGTAATTCAATAAGTCAATGAACATTAGGGTCAAACGTATATAAAAGGAACTAAACACCAAAAAAAAATCGATGAACGGCACAACTTTTTTTACTTTCCCAATGTTTACTGGGGTTTCAAGCCTGCCTAAAAACGTCTAAAAACTCGATGAAATGCATTTTTTTTGTTTGCTTTGTATTTGTTTTTTTTGTTATGTTATGTGCGCGGGTGTACGCGCGTTAGGGAATAATTCTAACTTATCCAAATTTATCTTGTAATCTATTGAAACACAATGAGATAACGCAAAGGTGTTACCAGGCGTCAAGGGGGGTATTTTTAGGGGGTTTTGTTACCCCGTTTTGGTGTGTATAGGGGAGGCAAGCCAATCGCGTAACGTGTGCGTGTGTGTGCGTTATGCGTGCGGGTGTTAGATACTTCCCGCGTATGGTGTACAAAAACGCCAAAACATTGCGCGCGTGCGTACGGGGGCGTGTGGGGGTGGGGTAAAAATATCCGTTTTTCTGTGGGACGTGACAGTCTGTAATCTATATATAACCCACTACTTCAATATATCTAACGTGGCATAAAAAGTGGACAGTTAACTATTATATAAAGGTATACACTTATTTGTCCAGATTCTTTGCCACATAAAATATTTGTGTATATTTGTATTAATTATGTGGATAGCTTAATTTCATAATAATTGATTTTAGATTTGGGGCGACCCTCGGACTGCACGCATGTAAACGCACTCAGATCTGGGGGTCTTTTTTTTAATACGAAGACTTATGATGTTTAGATTTATTTTTCAACCACCTTTTGCGCTTATTATTGGACTTGAGGCATTAGGATCAGAGGATGGAGCTGGTAAGACTATTATAGAGGGAGTGACTTTTCATTTTTTGATAATTAGTATAGAGATCAACTGGGCAGATATGTAGGGTTTTTGTATATTTGTGTCAGTAATCTAATTTAATTTAACATGATTGAGAAGAGTATTGACTTTAACAAAGAAGCAAGAGACAAATTACTGTCTGGAGTAAACAAAATAGCA